ACACAGGCAAATATCAAAGAGTTTGATGCAGACTTATTAACACCAAGCCAATGGACTATGGCTACAGTTTATCACGCCCTAGCCTATCATATCTGCCCAAAACTAACTAAGTTTGAAAACCAAGGCAGTGAAGACAATTTCCAAGTGCGTATGGACTACTATGCTGGTAGATTTGAGCATGAGATGGACCTATGCCTACGTGAAGGTGTAAAGTATGATGCTAACGATGATGGCACCACAGCCGCAGAAGAAACACGCAGTGTGCATCCATTAAGAATGGTTAGATAGTAGTATAAAAGCAAGATACACAAGATATAAATAGTAGTATGATTAGTGGTAGGACCCTAATCAGATATGTGAAGGACACATAAATGACATTTGCAACCACCCAAGAACTCTATCTAATAGAGGACTTATCCACATACTCTGACTTGCCCTCTGTAGATATTGAACTACAGCGTGCAGAATCCAGGATCCTAAGACTATTAAATCAAGATTGGTATGGTAACTACGTAAGGACCCATGCATATAAGCAGTTTGGCGAATTAAATGCTAATCTATTATCTGCAGATGAATGGCGAAACCCTACGATATACTACGCATTAGCTTATCTATTGCTACCACGTCTTGAACAAACTACCCCAATCAAAAGAAAGATACACACTTACCATCTACTATGGGAAGAAACCTATAATAGACTATTAACGTTTGGCATCACATACGATGCTGACAATACACTAGCTGATACACTAGTAACACCACCAGGTGATTTCTTAAGGTTAAGAGCATAATGAGCATAAGAGAAGACATAGTCAATGATATAGTAACTACCCTGCAAGAGATTAAAGACTTAAAACCAGCATTGGTTACACGCGAACCCTTTGATGTTGAGAAGTTGGCTATCACTCAGTTCCCAGCAGTGTTAATCAACTCAACCAATGAAGAACGCACCACAGAAACCATGCGTGCAGGCATACGCCAAGGCACAATAGTCTATACTATCAGAGGTTTCGTCCGTGGTAATGAAATAGATAAGAAAAGAAATGACTTAGTAGAAGCGATTGAAGAAGCATTAGATGCTGACAGGAATCGCGGACAGGCTAGCAGTGTAGTCCAAGACACACAGGTTGCCAGCATTGAAATCGTAGATAGACTACCACCCTTAGGCGAAGTAGTCCTAACAGTTAATGTAAGATATGTATTCACAAGAGGACAACTATAATGACACAGGTATATAAAGGTGATATTAGTAGAAATATTAATCCATCTGATTTAGACAGATATATTGCCGCAGGTTGGAAACAAAGTCACCAATCAGCACCCAAAGGCAAAACAATTTTGGTAGATGAACCCACAGTTCTACAACCAACGATAGAAGCCAAACCTATCGTAACAACAACTATTGGCGACGCTAACGATGAGGAGAATGAAGATGGCAGTATTAACAGGTAATAACGGCGTTGTCAAGATTGACGCCAGCATAGGTGGAAGCCTAGCAACAGTAATTAATGTAAGAAACTTTTCAATTGATTTAACAGCAGACACGATTGAAACTTCTACTATGGGTGTAGATGTTCGCACTTATGTAAAAGGTATGAGTTCATGGAGCGGATCAGCAGATATCTACGTAGATCCAGCAAACTTAACAGGTGGTGCAAGTGCAATCGCATCATTGATTGCTACAGGTGGTGCAGTAGGTGAAAGCACAGCTACAGTAGAGTTATATCTAAATGATACAAGTAATAAATTCAGCGGTGAGTGCATTATCACTGGTTTCAGTGCATCAAGTGCTATGGATGGATTAGTGGAAGGCACTATCTCATTCCAAGGCAGTGGTGCTTGCACATTCACAGCATAAGGAGATAGACTATGGCAACAATTACAGGTAATGATGGACAGGTTAATGTTGGTGGTGTGGTATTAACATCAACACGTAACTTCTCAGTTGATATCACAGCTGATACAATTGAAACCAGCACTATGGGCGTAGATGTCCGCACATACATCAAAGGTATGAGCAGTTGGAGTGGATCCGCTGATATCTATTTTGATACCAGCGATACACAATCTACGCTATTAGTAGCAGGAAGTAGTGCCGCAGTTGGTGGAACCCCAGTAGCAGTTAAATTCTATATCAAACAAGATGCAACTAATGATGTAGTATTATACGGCAATGGTGTTATCACTGGCTACAGTGTATCAAGCTCAATGGACGGATTGGTTGAAGGAACGATTTCAATCCAAGGCAGCGGTCCTGTGGTATTCAGCAGTTCAGGTAATGTATAATCAATCATGCTAACCATCAAGGTTACAGGTATTGATAGAGTAAAGAGCGAAGTAAGCAGTAGCTACAAGCAACTTGTTAGTGCTTTGGCTACTGACTTACAACGTGAATTACAACAGAAGACACCAGTCCGCACTGGGCGTGCTCAAGCGGGTTGGACAAAGCAAGTTGGGGACAAGGACTTTGTTATTGAGAATAAAGTTCCATACTCAGGCTATTTAGAATCAGGCACGAGTAAAATGCGTCCAGCAAACAAAGGCAGAGGCATAATTGGCCCTGCATTAAATTCAATCAAAGGAAAATACAAATGACAGTATTAGAAAACGCAACAAAACACTTTAGAGCAAAATTAGGTGGTGCATTAAAATCAATAGATGTTCCAGAATGGGAAACTAAAATCTATTTCAAAGATGTTATCACTCTAAAAGAACAGAGTAAATTAGTTGAACTAGCACAAGCTGGTAAAACAACTGAGGCATTAGTTGAAACATTGATTACCAAAGCACGCAATGAAGATGGAACTCGTATGTTCCAATCAGCAGACAAAGTAGTGTTTATGAATGAAGTGGATCCACAGATCCTAGTTCGTGTCGTTGGTGGTATGAATGAAGCGGCTGAAGTGCCTACAGAGGATGAAGTAGAAAAAAACTAGTAAAGGATCCAGATTTAATGTTCGCTTGCCGTCTTGGTAAGGATCTGGGTTTGACATTAGAACAAGTATTTGATATGACAACAGCAGAGTTTCAAATCTGGGCAGCTTTCTATACATGGGAAGCTAAAGAGATGAAGAAACAATCGCAACGGAGATAGATATGGCAGAAGCACAGATAAAGATAACCGCAGACACCAGTGGTGCCTTAAAAGATATTAAAAGTCTTGATGTAGCACTAGGGGATTTGGGCAAAGCCACTTCAGACGCGGCTAAAACTTTTGCTAAGATTACAGCAGCGGCTGCCGCAGTTGGATTTGCTATCAGTCGTGCCATTGACAGTGTCAGTGACTTAAAAGATATGAGCACAGCCTTAGGGGTTAGTGCTCAGAATCTTAAGTATCTACAACAAAGTGCAGCACTAGCAGGTGTTGGTGCAGATGAGTTAAATGCGGCATTAGTCCGTATGAATAATAACATTGGCACGGCATTACTTCAAAAGACAGGACCCGCAGCAGTAGCACTTAAAAATCTTGGCATTAACATGACGGCATTAAAAGCCGCAAGCCCTGATAAACAATTCCAAATGATTGCCAAAGAACTAAGCCAGATACCTGATGTGGCAACACGTTCAGCATTGGCTATTGATTTATTAGGCAAACAGGGTCCAAGACTTATTGCCGCAGCCGCAGCCATGGATGACATCCGCCGTCGCACTGAAGAACTTGGTATCGCTCTCTCAGATTTAGATGTTGAGATGATTGACAAAGCTGGCGACAAGATGGATGAACTCAAAGGCATCATCACAGCTGGCGTGCAAAAAGCAGTAGCGGGTCTAAGTCCATATATTATTACCATGGTGAATTATATTGAGTCTGGCATCAAATCAATCAGAGATAATGCCAGTGCTTGGATGGCTGTAGCCAAAGCGGTCGCAGTAGTCATTGGTGCCCTGATAACATTCCGTCTTTATATGGTAATGACTGCCATACATGGTGCTATCTTAGCGGCTGCTAGTTACATGCTTAAAATGTATGAGTCAATTAAATTAGCTACTACAGCCATGGAAGTATTAAATGCTGTCATGGGCAAAAATCCAATCGTTAAAATTGTCACAGCAGCATTAGCCATTGGCACTATGTTTATTGCTACCAAAGCCGCAGGTAGTGCATTCAAGAAACTGGATGCTGACGCACAAAAAACCATGGATGGTATCAAAGATGGTATGAAAGATAGTGCAAACGCAACCAAAGATACTAATAAATCTATTGAAATACAAGGTGAAGCACTACGCAAAGCCAATGATGAATATAAGAAAAAACTAAATCTCTTATCAGGTGAAACCAAATATAATGATGAACTGATATCATTAGGTAGAATACAGGCTACTATTAATAAAACTATCAGTGATGAAGAAGCCAAAAGAGCAGAACAACATCTACCAAAACTCACAGCTAAACAACGCGAATTAACCGCCAGCAAGATATTAGAAAACGAAGCTAGCAAGTTGGCTAATAGCTTTGCCAAACAACAATTAGATTATGAAACAGCGGCATTGGGTTATACCATTGACAATAAAGTCCAACGCGATATAGCTGTGGCACAGAGAAAACTTGAACTTGATTATGGTAAAAATCTAACACCAGAAATTAAAAAACAATTAGATTATCAGAAAGAACAAGTAAGCTACACTATACAACATAATCAAGCATTAGCCAGCCAACAAGAGATACGCAAATCAATTGGCGAACTGGCTCCAACTATAGGCGGACTGCGTCCAAGCATAGCAGATGCTGACTATGTCAAAGAAGGCAATAAATTAATAGAAAAATATAATCCTCTGATAACAGCTGAAAAAGAATTTATGAAGCAACAAACAAATATTGCTGCTGCAGGGCTCTTACAAAAGATACAGTTAGAAAAAGAATTATTAGAACAAGAAAATATTATTATCCAGAATGGTGAAGATAATATCACTGATACCTTATTACTTGCTCAACTTAAACGTAATGCATTAACACAGCAAATGCAACAAATAGATGCTATGGCAAATAAGGCTGTTATAGAAAGTAAGCGTGCCTACGAAAACGAAAAGATGATTATGGAAGTTGAAAGTGCTAATCGCAGTGTGTTATTAGCACAACAAACAGGACAAAGATTAATTGCTGTCCAAGAACAGGTGCGTAGAGCACAACTTGCCACAAGTGGAGTCACCAACCAGGGCATAGTAGAAGGACAAGTAGCCATGGGCAAAATCATGGATAAGATTGCTAATAAACAAGTTAACACGGCAGAAGGTAGCTTACAAGTAGCAACCTTATTATTTGGTGAGTTTGGTAAAACCAGTAAGTCAGCTTTTGAAGCCTATAAGAAATTAGCTATCGCACAGGCTTTAATTGAAACAGCCAAAGCTGTAAGTGCTGCATTAGCAGGTGGCTTTATGGCGGGCGGTCCATTGGGAATATTTACAGCACCTATCTATGCGGCAATGGCGTTAGCATCAGGTATGGCACAGGTGCAGGCTATCCGCTCAATGCAGTATAGTGGTAGAGCAGTTGGCGGACCTATGGTAGGCGGTAAGGGTTATGTAGTTGGTGAAAAGGGTCCTGAAATATTCCGTCCAAGCACAGCAGGCACCATGATACCAAACAACCAAGTAGGTGGCGGAGCAGTCACAGTTAATTTCAGTATCACAGCTAATGACACTAGTGGATTTGATGAGCTGATAACCAGCAGACGTCAATTGATAACCAGCATCATAGCTGATGCACAATTAGAATCTGGTAGGAGAATGTAATGGCAGATTTAGGTAATGCGTTTCCCACTTCGCAGAGTTTCACCACAGTGGATTTCAGGATGATTAATCCAGGCATAGCCAGTGAAACCAATAGTGGTAAGCTACGCCGTGTTAGCCAAGGCGTTAGTTACTATGCATGGAAAGTTAAACTACCACCTACCACACCAAGAGACTTTGGTGAAATCGTAGGCTTCGTTGGACAGACTTTTGGACAGACATACAGCTTTGAGATAGTCATACCAGAAGTCAGCTACACAGCCACAATCAATCAAGCCAACCTAGCCATCACAGTAGGTAATATCACGGGTCCTGGTGCAGTGAATGTAACCATACGTAGTAACAGCTACAATGCCAACAAAGAAATACTCCGTGCTGGTGACTTCTTTAAGTTTAACAATCACAGCAAAGTCTATATGGCAACGGTAAATTGCACAGCAGATGGTAGTGGTAATGCTACACTATTTTTCAGTGGCGGCACAGTCAGCAATGTAGCCCCAGGCACAGCATTAACTATCAACGCAGTGCCATTCACAGCAGTATTAGACGGTGGCGAACAAGAATACACTATTGGCAGTGGTGGTATGATTGGCATGGATCTTGATATGCGAGAAGTCTGGTAATGAAAACCTATGACAATACCTTAAGAGATCAATTCTACCGTGACAACTATGTAGCAGTTGATATATTAGAACTACACCTAACTAACAGCAGTAATGTCAGCGACCCTCTATATCTATGCAGTGGTGGCTTTAATGTCACATTAGATACCGCCACAGCACCAACAGCAGGTGCTAATACCTATACAGCACAAGGTGACTTTATGGGTTTCAGTCCAATGACTGAAGACTTTGATGTGCGTGTGGGCAAGTTCTCTATATTCCTAAGTGGCGTAGGTAATGATTATGTAAATAAATTCACGCAGGGCGAATATGAAGGCAAGCGTGTAATCATCTATAAAGTCTTCTTAGAATTTGCAGTAGTAAATAATATAGAGACACTACAGATAGTGTCAAGTCCTATAATGATGTTTGATGGTATCATCTATAACATCCAAATAAATGAAAGTAGTAATAGCTGTCAGATTAATGTAGATTGTTCCAGCCTATTCGCAGACTTTGAGCGTTCCGCTGGTAGGAAATCAAACAATGGCAGTAACCACCTATTCCAGGGTTCAACTTTTGATACCAGTATGGAAAAAGCAGGATATGTAGGTGCAACAGAAATTAATTGGGGGAAAGCATAATGATAGTTAGAAAGATGTTAATCCACGAAATAGATGTAACAGTAAATCTGTTTAATTATTATCGTGATGAAGCAGTAGAAACCATTCCATCAATCGCAGATGAATATGATGAAGACGCGGTATTAGACACCATCCGCAACTATAATATACAATACGATCATTGTTGGTTAAACTTATATGACAATCAACGTCCAGTAGGATTCGTAGCTGGTTATATAGTAGCTAAACCATGGAGCAAAACTAGCTTAATAGCCAATCTACAGTTTATCTATGTGTTAAAAAGTCATCGCAATTTAGAAGTATTCAAGCAACTGGTTAATGAGTTTGAGACTTGGGCACGACAATTTAATGTTAAACAAATCACAGCAGGTGACATTGGTATAGATATAGAACGCAGTGAGAAACTATATGAGCATCTTGGATACACTAAAGAATTAGCTGTTAGCAAGGATATCGCCTAATGGGTAAGATTAAAAAAGCATTCAAATCTATAGTCAAGGCAGTAGTCAATGTAGTTAAGGCTGTAGTCAAAGCAGTAGTCAATGTTGTCAGTGGGGTGATTAAGTTTGCCACACAGGCATTCATGGGCATGTTAGGGGGAGCACCAGATCTCAGCAACAATGCCTCTGCAACACAGCAAGCACAGGGCATACAATTACAACGCAGTGGTAGTATAGCCAGCGTGCCAGTGGTATATGGCTATCGCAAAGTAGGTGCTATCACACCGTTTATTGAAACAGGCAGCACCAATAACAAATATCTCTGGGTAAGTTATGTATTCAGCGAAGGTCCTATTGAAGGCTTATACAAACTATATCTCAATGACATTGATGTAGATACAGGCAATACCAGCACCAGTGCCATAGCTAGACTAAACAACGGCGAAACAGTTGATATCACTTGGGGTAAGTTCAGTGGCAGAGTTAAGATGCGTTTCTTCCCAGGCGTATATCATACGGATCCATCAACCAGCACTTTAGGTGATACGGTATTAGCAGGTGTGTTTAGCGGAGCACCTAGCTTCACACGTAGCATGGTATATAACGGTTTGGCTACCTTATTCGTTAGATTTGAATATTTAGAAATTAAAACACAAGCAGATGCTGATGCTAATCCCTGGGATGGCAGTGTGCCAAGGATGACTGCTGAGATATTAGGTAAGAAAATACAACGCCTATATACTAATACTGGTAATGTCACAACGCCAACTTGGACTAAAATTACATCAACAGAAACCAACAGTTGGTATAGTCCAGCTAATGAAAGCTACTCAACTAATCCAGCTGAAATCTTATTAGACTATCTACGCAACAAACGCTATGGTAAAGGGTTAGAAAACACAGAGATTGATTGGGACAGTTGGTATAAGACAGCTAATAAATGTAATCAATATGTAGATTTTACACCAACGACTAGAGGCAGTATCTTACAGATGCATCCAGTTATTGAAACGGAACAGAGCATATTTAACAATGTAAAAGTATTGCTACAGCAGTTCCGTGCTTACATGCCTTATACACAGGGCACATATAAACTTAAAATAGAAGATGCTGGACACCCCACTGACATTACATCAGGCAGTGCTACTATATCAGCTACATTCACTCCAGACAACATAGTAGGCTCAATCAGCTACACTGGTATAGATCGCAGTAGCAAATACAATCAGGTGATTGTCACCTATGTGGATCCAACTACCGCTGGTAAGTTCTCAAATCAAACCGTAGTGTATCCAGAAACAGAAGCTGAACGACAAGTGTATATCGCACAAGATGGTAACAGAGAATATAAACTTGAGATAACCATGCCTGGCATAACCAACTATGCTATCGCCAAAGATATGGCACGCTTAATGTTTAATAAATCTCGCTACCAAGAAACCTGCACAGTTACAGTTACCAGCCAAGCCTTTGAGTTAGAGCTTGGTGACAATATCTACATACAGAGCAAAGTGCTAAACTTCAGCACTACACCTTGGCGTGTGGTATCAATCAAATACAATGAAGATTACAGCTTTGAGTTGGGCTGTGTGCGTAACCCAGACTTCATCTATCCATATGTCACAGTTGGTGAAGCTGATGTAGTGTCAGCAACATATCTACCCAAAGGTGCCCAGATTTACTATCCACCAAACGTGGATAGAGATTTACATATTGGCTTACGCCCACCAAGCAAGGTAAGACTACCAGGTGGCAGTGGAACCAGTGATAACCCCACTACTAACCCAGACCCTAGTAACAATCCTGATGAAACTAATAATACACCAACAGC